CCATCTCACCAAAATACAACTTTAAATTTGCCGTGAAATAATTAAGAATAAAATATTTTCTATAAAAAAATATTGGATATTTAAAAACAATACTTAATATTGCGTTGATAATTGACAATAAAACAAATATAGATGTCATTATTCAGAAGAAAAAAAACAATAAAAAACGATGAAGTGCAAAAACAGGAAATGTTGAAAGCGCTTCAAAGTTACCTTATTGGAGGTGGGAGTGTTCTTTGGTATAGTTTTAATGCAGAAGATTTTATCAAAAATGGATATACGTCTAATGCTGATATTTATAGCATCATAAAAAAGATTGTCGACAAGGCGAATGTTGCTACGCCGTATATCTATGTCGACAAAGAAGGTGTTAAGTCGAAAAAATACCTAACAACGAAATATTTTAGGGACACTCCTATCGGTGCTGCGAAGCATAGATTAGAAGTTCATAAGGCATTAGATTTTGCAGATGAAAATCTTGACCTTGTTAAGTTGCTTAAAAATCCGAATGAGCAGCAAACATGGCGTGAATTTATTACATTAGTTAGAGTATTTTATCATGTTCAAGGAGAGGCATTTATTTACCGTGAAGCGGGTGATGATGACTGCGCATTATCATTACATGTAATACCCGCACACAGGATGACGCCATTTATCGATAACGGCAATCTCGTCGGTTGGCGTGTTTATTTATTTAATGGACAATATCGAGATTTTGTTTACGATGATATGAAGGCTATTCTTCATATGAAGATGCCGAATCCTTTGTTTGATGATAAGTTTAGTCATTTTCGAGGATTATCACCGCTCGTTGCCGGGTTGAAGTACTTGAAACTTGATGATGTAGCTATCGAAAGCTGGGTTAAGTCTGTTGAGAATGAGGGAGCGAAAGGATTAATATCGCCTAACCATCCCAATCCAGAACTGTGGCTTACACCCGACCAGGTGGATAAAACACAGGATACGGTTGATAAGAAAATTCACGGCACGGATAATAAGAATAAGATTGTTGTAAGTGCGATGCCGCTGCAATATACGCAGATAGGATTATCGCCTGATGCTCTTAACATAACTAAGGGTTTACAGCATGCAGGTTATAAGTTGTGCGACCTGTGGGGAGTCCCTGCAACGCTGTTCGACCCAAATCCGACGTATCAAAACATGAAAACCGCAAGCGAGCGGTTTGTGAAGGAAGTTATATTGCCGTATTTGTCAGCAGAAGAAGACAAGTTGAATAGCTGGCTTGTCGAGCCATTTAGAAGACGAGATAATAAAAACTACGTGCTCGATTACGACTTGTCGTCGTATGATGAGTTAAGGTTATCAGTTGACCAGACGGACGCATTTTTAAAAACACACACGATAAACGAAGTGCGTGTGATGCTCGGTAGTGATGAGCTTGAAGAAGAATATGCCAATCAAGTGTTCGTACAGCAAGGATTTGTACCGCTGTCGGATTATGATATAGATATACAGATATGAAATTACAACGACTGATACAAATAGAAACCAGACGGCAGACAGCTTATGAGAGGTTGTTTGCAAGGGAGATTTTGAAGGCGTTCAAAAAGAATGCCGAGAGCTGGATAAAGTATCAGTTTGTAGATAATTCGGTTGGCGTGGCGTTAGAGAGGTTATATTATAAAACGATGGTTGATTATTTGTCGAGGCAATGGGAACAATTGGATAAAAATATAGCACAAAAGAAAGAGCGTTTCTTCATGCCGACATGGTCATTTTGGATTGAAAATTATATCTTATCGACGCTTGTTAACAAAGTAGTCGGCATCGATGAAACGACACGTGTGCGATTGATTGCAGAGACGATAGAGAGCAACAAGATTGGCGAGACACGAGAAGAATTCTCTAAACGCATTCAATTGGTTATGGGAGGTGCGGCAGGAAAGAAAAGAGCCAGGGTTATTGCCAGGACCGAAGCTGGTAATGCTATTAACATAGCAAAAACGAAGTCGGCAGAAGACTGGGCAGCACAAACGGATTTACCGATTGGTAAACTTTGGATACATCGAGGAGCGAAAGACCCGAGAGATTGGCATATTGCGCTCGATACAGGTATAGAGATACCGAAGGATGAACCGTTTATTGTTACCGACCCAAATACAGGGATTACGGATAGAATGATGTACCCGCATGATCCGTCGGCTTCGGCAGGCAATGTTATCAACTGCGGTTGTCAGGTTGTTTATGTACGATTAAAACAAAGATAAGATGGAAGATATAATTTACAAAAACCTTTCAGAATTTCGTGATATCGATGAGCAAACAGGTATCATAAAAGGTTATGCAAACGTTTACAACGTGAAAGACAGCGACGGCGACATTTCGCTGCCTGGATCGTTCTCGAAGACGGTCGCAGAAAGGGCGAAAAAGATAAAGATATTCAAAAACCACACGCCTCAACTTGTCGGTGTCCCGATGGAGCTGGATATTGCCGACCCATACGGACTTGGTTTGACGGCTAAGATGCTGATGGATACCGATACCGGTAGAGACACGTTTCATGAAGTTAAGTTTTTACATGAGAACGGATTTGAAAGCGGTATGAGTATCGGAGGTTGGGTTATAAAGCGTAATCCGAAGAATAAGGCGGAGGTTGTCGAATATAAGTTGAAAGAAATATCGGTACTTACAACCGAAGAACCAGCCAACCAGCTTTCGCTTGTAAGCGCGGTTAAGGCAGTGAAAGAATTAACCGAACCGACGCAGGAAGAATTTTGGAGTATAATTGAAAAGGCTTACAATGTAAGATTTTCGGATAACATACTTAAATCGTTAGAGCAATTTTTGACACTCAAGGAAAAAGAGCCTGATCAGCTTGATGCTGACACAACTCAAGCCGTTGAGCCGTTGATAATGAATCTCTATGAATTATTTATTTAACAATTAAAATAAAACAATTATGGAAAAGATAGAAAATCAAAATCAGGCTGAAATGCTTGAAAAACAAAAACAAGAAGCGCTAAAAAACATCAGAAAGACAGCCGAGGAAGCTGCACAAGGTAAGGCGCAGGAAATTATAAATGAGAAGTTGAATGAAGTAGTATCGAAATTCGATAATGTATCTACGAAAGAAGAAGTAGAAGCGTTGAAGGCTGACTTCTACAAACAAGTACAGGAGATACAGGCTCGAATAAAGCAAATTAAACAAACAGGTATAGAGGAAAAAGCTATAAAAAGCATTCATGATGCAATTGCAAATGCGATTGAAGAAGGTGCAGACAAATTGAAGAATTTCAGCGGAAAAGAGAAGCTGATATTAAAAGCTATAACCGACACCAGTTGGGCTTCAACTGGCGTACTCGAACGTCAGACGACCGAAGTAAGAACAAGTTTGTATAATAGTCCTTACTCGCCGTTATATTTGCGTAATATTTTCCCGAATGTAACGACAGATCAAGCTTCTGTTGTTATTCCACAGGCTGGAGCTATTACAGGCGGAGCTGGTGTATGGGAAAGAGGAGACGGAACTACACCTACACCTAAACCTGAAATAAATCCTACATATAAAGATATAACTGTACCGATGAAGTGGATTGCTGGTATGGTTACCGTAAATCGTGAGCTGTTATTGAATGTGAAGTACTTGCAATCAAGTATCACTAATACGTTGCTTTATTCACGAAACGGACTGTTTGCTGCTGAAAATAATATGATTATCGATTATATAACAGCGAATGCTCCTGATTATGCAACTAATTTCGGTGGGTCGATGACGATTGGAGTTGAAATGATACTTGACGCAGCATTTAACATCTTACTTGGTAAGTATATGAATCCTACACATGTATTGATGAATCCTGCTGATTATTTGGCTTATATTAAGTTGAATAAAGCCGCTGGTTCAGGTGAGTATGATTTACCAAATGACTTGTTAAGGGGTTTTGCTGGTACAAACCTTGAAACTACCGTACAGGTTGTTCCTGTTCCCACATTGGCTGCTGGTACTGCTTATGTGGTGTCAGCACCAGAGTTTGAATTTATCAGTAGGCTTGCGCCTGAAATTAAAGTTTCGGAAGAGCATGCAGATAATTTCGCTTATAATAAGGTTAGTTTCCGTGTCGAGGAGATGGCTGGGTTTGTTGCGAAGGATTTGAATGCGATGGTTAAAATCGGGCTTCCTACTGGAGATTAAACTGAAATATTATGAAGGTAAAATTGCGTAAAAATTTAG